TTGGTATTTATCCAGATGGTGTTGAAGGTCACTTGAACCGAGCAATGAATGACAGCGTGTCTTCTACTCGATACTCTTATTCTAACTTCTGTGCTCCGGGAACCCGCTTGACCAATCTGAGTGGTACTGCCGGTGAATGGGCAATTCGTAAGCAAATGCTGGCTGATGTGGGTTATCCATTTACATCCATTATCTCTGAGATGGGTATCAATACAATTGCTAACGTTGCCACCACGGCCATCTGTATTACAGACTTTGACGCCGCAATGATCTTCCTCAAGACTCTGGGAAACAAGAACATTGTACAGACCACGTTCTTCCCACAGTGTGGTGATGCTTCCAATGATAAATGGACTAATCCTGCAACTATGTTTGCAGCCTCTGGTGCGAATCATGTGGGCCTCACGAACTACATTAAATCCATTCCGGCAAATGTAACGGCCGTTATTGATGTGGAATCCTCGTTGGCGGATAGTGGTGATTTTACCAAGTGTAAGGTTCCACCACAAACAGCTACCTTGGTCACTGATGTGTCCAGTGGAACTAATATTACGATACTTGTCTCTACTCCCGAAACTTTCGCAGTAGATGATTTCATCGTGATTGGTGTCGGTACAGCTAATGTGCAACAACGTAAAGTTTATTCCGTGAGTGGTACCTATCCAACGCTGACCTTGGGTTTGAATTCGGCGGTTACCTTGGCCCACCTGACGGGTGATGTTGTGAAAGCTCAATACTTTGAAGACGGCACACACCCAACGACTGCCGGTGCTATCCTTGGTATGGTTCCAGTAATCGCTGCTAAAAACGGAGGAGTAATCGTCTAATGACTACATACTACAAGCCCGGATCATGGAACATTATCTGTGATGTTTGCGGGGTAGAATTTAAATCAGATCAGATCAAGAAACGATGGGATGGGCTTCTGGTATGTAAGAATGACTATGAGAATCGGAACATTCTGGACTTCACTCGGGTAAAGCCAGAGATGGGGAGTGTTCCGTACTCTAATCCAGAGGTAGCTGATCAATTTGTCCCAGTTTATTATGTTACATCTGCTATTGCAGGTGTTGCCGTGTCGGGCACATGCCGATCCGGGGTCACTTTTGAAGGAATCTAAATGGCTAGTACTACTTTCGTAGATGGCTCGACACTCATTCAAGCCACATGGCTTAATGATGTCAACGTTGCCACCTACACTACTATTCCAAATCTCTCGGCTACTAAAGCCCCATTGATCAGTCCGTCGTTTACAACCCCCACTCTTGGAGTTGCAACTGCTACTTCGATCAACGGAGTCACTATCAACACTGGTGTACTCAGTGGCACGAATACTGGTGATCAGCTAGTCTTTAAAAACATTGCGGTGAGTGGGCAATCTACAGTAGTGGCGGACACCACGTCGGACACTCTAACCTTGGCGGCTGGTACTGGCATCGCCCTTACCACTAACGCCACGACTGATACGGTCACGATCACCTCCACTGCCAGTAGTTTGGTACTGTTAAGTACTACGGCTATCACAGCCGGAGCCACTATGAATGTACCTAATGTCTTCTCTAGTTTGTATGATCGTTACCTGATCCAGATTGATGGGGCTAAGCCTCTTTCTACTGAGCAGCTGATCTTCCGAGTGGCTGTTGCAGGAACTATTGACACTAGCTCATCCTATTATTCGGCTGCGGTGGCATCTTCTAGCGTCAATCTTCAATCACACTTTGCTACTGGTACTTTAAATAGTTCGATTAGTATCACAGTCAGTAATGTAAATTCGGCGGCGGGAGTAAAAGGTATTATACCTATGGGTGTGTCCCAATCAGCGACCACCACCTTTACCCCAGTTACAGGTAATTTTGCCTATGTAGGCACCTCCGTGCTCACCGGCTTTGGTTTTGCTTGGAGCGCAGGCAGTACCTTCGTGGCTCAAGGCACTATCCGTGTCTACGGCTTCATCAACAGTTAAACTTTAAAGAGACCTCATCATGGCAGAGCCAACAGCAAGCGGAGCCCTTGGCTTTGCAATTTATAAATTTGGAAGTTTAAAGTTACTGGGATTTGGAGCAGCCTTACTGGGTGCGGGGTTGATGGCTATTTTCCGACCACCCAAGACACGTAAAGAACTCTTTATGCAGGGGGCGGTAGCACTAGGTAGTTCCCTGTTATTCGGCGGCACACTGGTCAATGCGTTTGCACATTTCACCGGCTGGATTAATCTGGCCACTGCTCCTACAGAAGATGTTGCTCAGTTTATAGCAATGGTCTACGGCCTGATTGGAGCATTCTCATGGGGAGTATTTGGTGGCCTTGCAGTTCTCAGGGATAAGTTCGGTAGTGACCCTATTCAAACAATTGCCGATATTAAGAATCTTAAAGATTAGTGCCCTTGTAGTTGCTCTGGCCGGTACGTGGCACGTGAGTGCCCGTTACACCGAATCTATCTTCTTGAAAGAGAAGCAGGAGCTAACTCAAAAAGTACTAGACACTACGAATGATCGCCTCATCCTTGCTAAACAAATTGCTAAAGAACTGGATGAACGTACCGCGAATCGTAAAGTAGTCCAACAAGTAATCAAACAAGAGGTCATCCGTGAAATTCAAAAAGAGCCTGTCTACACTGATTGTAGGACTACTCCTGACGGGGTGCGCCTCATTGAACGTGCCATCGATAACACAGGAAAGTCCACCAGCACTCCATAAGTGCCCACCCATTGTTAAAGACGGGAACTATCAAAACTTTGGACAAGTCCTAGAAAAACTAATTGACACTATTGATGCCTATAAAGACTGTGCAGACAACCACAATGCATTGGTCGAATACGAACTAAAGAAAGATAAACCATGACCGTCTCCACTTCTACTTCGTTTAGCATGACCACTGAGCAACTGGTCAAATCAGCTTTGCGGAAACTCTCGGTCTTAGGTGACGGACAGTCTCCCAGTACCACCCAATATGATGCTGGTGTTGAAGCTCTGAATGCCATGCTCAAGACCTTTGTTGTTAAGGGTATGCCACTATGGGCTATCACTGAACAAGACGTACCACTGATCGCCTCGACCTCGGAATACGAGTTTGGAGAATCCGTACTCCCTGCGGCCACTCCAGCACCATTAAAGGTGCTTCAGGCGGTCTTAAAGGACCTTACGGCAGAGACTAGCATTCCTATGAATGTGCGTACTCACTATGACTTCAATTTACTGTCTAATCAAGCTAGTGAAGGTACTCCTAACACCTACTGGTATGAGCCCTTAAATCAAACGGGTATCCTGCATATCTGGCCTCTTCCAGATAGTTACAGTGTTACAAATCGTGTAATCACCTTGGTCTATCAACGGCCTTTTTATGACATGATCGATGTGACGGATACCTTGGATTTCCCCCAATGGTGGCACGATGCTGTTATCTGGGGTTTGGCATTCCGACTGGCTCCTGAGTATGGGATTCCACTCCAAGATCGCAAGAACCTCGGTCTAGAAGCACAATTCTTCTTGGAAGAGGCTTTAAGCTTCGGTGAAGAAGAAGGTAGTATGTACTTCCAGCCAGATTGGGTGACTAAATAATGCCTAATCAACCTTCTAGCTACATTACGGAAAAGATTACGTTCGGTAGTGTTCCGTCACTCCGTAGTGGTAATCTACCGAACTCGGATGCACGGCTGGTCAATTGTTTTATTGAAACCATCAAGGATGGTAAAGGTCAGGTTGAGAAAGAATCTATTGTAGAACGCCCCGGCCTGGAATTTCAATTTGAAACCACCGCCAGTGCCGCTATTAGGGGTATCTATTACTATGAGGGTATTATCTTCACAGTTTCAGGCCCACTGCTATACAAAGATGGTGTCTTATTTGAAAACCTACTTAACCTAGAGAGCAATCCAGTAGGATTTGTAGAATTCTACACGGACACTGCTCAGAAATACCTCATTATTCTTACGGGTACTGTTGGATGGGTCTACGATCCAGTGCTGGATACCATTACCGCAATCTCTGATGTAGACTTCCCTAACCCACATTGTACCAAGGGTGTGTTTATGGACGGTTACCTCTGCGTAGCTAAAGCAGATACATCGGACATTTATAACTCTAATCTCAATGACCCACTAGTGTGGACTGCGGGTGACTTTGTCACTGCTGAGATGTATCCTGATAGTGTACTGGGGTTGTTCCGCCAAGGCAACTACATGGTCGCCTTTGGGGCACAGACTGTAGAGTATTTCTACAATGCTGGTACTTCTCCGGGAACCCCCTTTGCACGTAACGATTCGGCGTTCCACAAAATTGGGTGCGCTTCAATCTACTCAGTTGCTACTCATGAGGAACGCCTAGTCTTTGTAGGCAACTCCGCTGTGGGCGGACGTACCATTTATATGCTCAACAACTTCAACCTTGTAGAGTTGGCCTCGGAACCTGTACGACGCTGGATGCAGACCCAAGGTACTATTTTCTCTGAATCTCGCGGTATGGTGGCCCGTGTTAAAGGTCATGCTTTTTATATTCTAGCTGGTGTTGGTCGTACCTTTGTGTATGATTTTGAGGAGAACGTTTGGCATGAATGGACAAATACCGATGGAAGTGATGCCTTCCAGTGTTGGTTCATGACAGACCATCCTGATGGTTATCCATGGATGATTGTACAAGGTAATGGTATTGTGGCACGACTTAACAGTGACTTTGCCACGGACGTACAGTCAGTAGATGTAGACCCCATTGTAGCCAACATTTTTATGTCAGCTACCACTAATAAACAGGACTACGGTTCACTGAATCGTAAGTTTGCCAACCGCTTTACACTTGCATGTGACTCCACCGAGTCTCCACAGCAGATTGGACTAGAGTGGTCCGACGATGACTACAAAACGTGGTCTGATGTCCGAATCATGGATGTCAGTGATACGATGACTACCACACAACAATTAGGAGCATTCCGCCGTCGTGCTTGGCGGTTGTCCTATGCTCAATCCAATCCCCTTCGTATTGAGGGCGCGGAAATCACACTAAACATGGGAAGTGCATAATGGCCGATACAAATCTAATTGGTTCTATGACGTATGATCAGTACATGAATCAATTTAATAATACCAAGGGTGCCAACGGTGACTTGGTAGGCACTTTGATGCCTCGTGATTGGACTAT